ACTTTGGCTTCCTCAATCATTTCAATTAGGAAAACAGATTCAAAGTTCTTCCTCAAGTAATCAATCAGATAAGCGTTTGCTCTTTCTGCCGTGTGGTCATTCTTGTACCACCCATAAGGTCTTTCTTTGCTGAAGAATGTTTTACCCAAGTTTCTTGGAGAAGGAGCCAACAAATCTTGACGGTTGTTTGTTCTGTATGTATCCAAGATAACACCACCTCGGTTAATCTCAATCATCGCCTTTGCTCCACCAAAGTAATCTTGTAGGTTGATGTTGTTGGACATAATCAAATCTGGATCTGCTGCTCTCTCTTTGTAGAATGCAACATACATATTTGTATCTAAGTTCTTGATTGCTATACAGTTATCAGAACCATCTCCCAGTTTGGAAGAGATAAACGGAATCGGGTCCATCCCTGCGATGTACTTGTGGTTAGGATTATATCTTTCCAAAAGTGTGAATTTTCCTTGTTTGTCAGGCTTCACTTGTAGTTCACCAGCAACATCTCTGTAAATTATACACTTTTCAATCGGTGGGGGCTCAGATAAAATAATCCTTTCCTGCTGATTCAACTTATGAATAACATCAACAGGCATAGCACCGTGAGCAGTAGAAGAAAACACTTCATTAATATCTAATGGATACTGCTTAATGAATGAGTTCAAGAACGACTTATCTTCAATCCTATCTAACTTGTCACGAGTTTTCTTAATCCACTCTGTCGCACCTTCAACATTAGAATAGCCATCAGGACAGAAGTTAAGAATCTTTCCTGTTTCTTTTCCATTAAAATCAATTTCAGGGGCTTCCATAATACCCATATTTCCAGGAAGAAATACAGTAAGCAAGTTAAGGTTTTCAGCGTTCTTCCAAAGGTTGTTTGCAAGTTTCTGTCCAATGGATGTAGATTCACCCGCACTACCACCAATTACGATGGGAGCAACCTTAACGAAACCCGATTTAACGCTTGCTTGTGCAGACTTGTATACTTGGTCTGCTTTGGGGTGAAGAAACGCTTCATCAAGAAAACAATGCATCGCACGATAAGCCTCAAGTGCAGTTGGAGTATCAACCGTTTCGCGAGTTACAATCTGTGAATCCAATCCACTAATCTCACCCGTCTTTTGGTCTTTTACCCCCATGTGGAGATAACCAACCTGACGAGTTGATATAATGCTTGGCTTTACATAAGGGTCTAGGTTGTCGTAAATTACACGTGTCTTTTCCTTATATAAGTTCTCAAGACGAGTTTTATCTGCACTGGTAATCAGTGAAGTTGAGCCTGGATTTGTTAATGCAATCCACATAGGTGCAACTCCACCGAATATCAACGAAAGACCTATCTCACGCCTTTTACTTACAAACAAATCGTGATTCGTTCTGCGTGCTTCTGCGTATGCTTCATAGATTAATTCATCTACATCTCTCCAAATAGGACGCTTTCTGAATCCACGAGCATCCTTGATGAAGCATTGAGTAAGAGCAAAATAGTGAATACCTGTCAGACCATCTCTTCCATCAATCCAATACTCTCTTTCATTTCCCCACCAAATATCCTTTTCCTTCTTGGTGGCGTGTGGGTCAAGAGCATTCTTCGCTGCCCACAAATCGTATTCAAATCTTGCTGCTTTTGTCATCTTTTCTTTCCAATAGTTCTATCCAAGAATGAAACCGTATCGTCAATTATATCTTCTTCAGGATAGGCTTCTAACTTAGCTAATTTCAATGACTTGTTGATTTTGTCTCCTGTCTGTAACAGTTGAAACAATCCCTTTTGGTAGTCATCATCCAAGTTCAATGTCTTTTCTCGTACAGCGTCCATCAACTGTTTTGAAGCCGACACCAATGTAGAATAGAAATCTTTAGCAGGATCTGTGTCCTGTAATCTAATCCTTTCAATGGCATCAGCTTCAGATATTCTATTTTCCTTTAGGAACTTTTGAAGTTTTTCCATCTTTCAGTGTTCTAATCTTCTTCTTCTGAGTTTCTATTTGCTTCTGTGCTTTGTTCTTGGCCTCATCGTTTTGAGTTTGCTCATAGAATTCCCACCAACCAAATAGTTTTTCCAGTTCTTTTACTTCTTTATTTATATTCGCCATAAGTTTATTGCTTTAGTCCAAAAGTTTAAATCAAATTCTAACATATCTCCTTCGAGTATCTCCCATTTGAGAGACTTCATCATCTTGAATAAGTTAGCAAGTGCGTGTAGTTGTGCTACTGAGGGGTTACTTACATATTTGAAATCACCATTTACTCCTCCGTGTATTGCTAGGTGGATTTCGGTCTGAGGCCTCAGAGCATGAATCTTCCCTTCTCTATCTAAGAAGTGAGTAAACAAGTCTTCCTTGTGACCTAATCCTCCCATATGAAAAGTAGGAGTATCAAGTTTTGGTTTTTTGCGAGCATACTCCAACACCTCAGTAGCAACTAGTCTATCTTCAGGTCTTGTGTATGTCCAGTAAACGTAGAGTTTCATAACATCATAGTTTAGACCAAACGTTTTTGGTTTCATCAGCATACACAGCACTCGGATGAACGAATTCTTCCTTCGGTGTGTTATGCTCAATCATCTTTTGTAGATACCACATTGCTTTTTTCATATCTTCAACTCCACCCTTTTCTTCGCAACGCCAAATGTATTTAATTATGTTAGCAGTACAAATTGCATCCAATCCTTTTTTGTTGATTGTTGCAGATTCAAGCGCATCAATGCACTCGATTTTTCCCTGCTTGTAATGTGATGGGTTAATGTTATCTTTCATCATAGTATTTTGCCGTTAATGATTTTAAAGTTCTCAACGTGGAATGTAAGGTCTTCATTTACAGTAACATAGGCAAATCCATTAGCCCATTTTGTAAACGCATATGGACGATAGTCTGGACTCAAGTTACACAAGCAACCCATTGACCAAACGCCAACTTGTTCTCCACGCAAATTACTTTCAGAGTGGTGAGAAACTTGATGATAGTGACCTACGATAGTAGAAGCCTTGGCTTTCAAGAACATACCACGAGCAGGGTTTACTGGTGAGAATACTGATTCTCCCAATTCGTGACCATGCAATACCACAAGTTTACCCAAGTTAATCATTTCTCTGTTGACAGGAATAATTCTGTACTCGTCTAGGCGCAATAATGATTCCAAACTAATGTCATTCAAGTCTGCCAACTCACGAGCATTTCTCAAAACATAGGCTCTCATCCTTTCTTCGTGATTTCCAATCTTATAGAAGATGGCTTGTGTTGGGAACAACTCTCTCAAGTACTTGAAGAAGTTTCTGCCCATTTCCAATTCTTCTGAAATCTTGGGTCTCCGAATCTCCTTAGAGAAACGAGATACATCGTAACAATCCAAGATGTCACCATTAAGAATAATAGTATCTACTTCATGACTAACTCCATACTCTAATGCAGCAGCAAGAGCATCTTCATCGTGGAAGGGTAAGTGAATGTCAGATAGGATAAGATACTTGCCTTTTCCCAAATTCACAGGTTCCATGTTCTCAGCCTTTGAAATGATATTCAATTTGGCTAATCCCTCTTTCACAGTTCCGTGGGTTGCTTCTTCAATGTGACCACCTCCGATGGCGTTTTGTTTTGCTCGTTCTCCCGATGCGCCTTTGTAATACCTAATCAATGCTCTGGCTGTTTCTGCATCGGAAAATAATCCTTCTTCCCTTGTGAAAATCATACTTGCTAATGTTCTATTCGGCAAGTCTGGGAACTGTTTAATATAGCTCAACACTATATCTTGCTTTGTTGATTTCATTTCTTTATGAATATGGTTGCAATAATACCAATTAAAAATGAAATAACCAAATACCACCAGTTGATCTTGTCGATGTAAGCAATTCGACCTGGTACTTTTACTTCGTAAGGAATAGTATCGCGAAAGGTTAGTGTATCGGGTTTAACGGTAATACCAAAGAAGTCACCCCTTCTTTCGATGATTAATTTCTCTGTCTCAATTACTGTGTCGTGAGTGATGATGAAGGAGTCTTTGTACTCAGGTACTGGTACTTTAACTTCTCTGATGATGGTATCTTTTACGATTACCGTATCAGTTTCGACTAAATGCGGATATTTGCGTATCAGTTTGTCGTATCTCTTCTTCGGAGACCCACATGAGAATAGCGTAATGCACGTTGCGATAATTAATAAATGTTTCATATCACAAAGGTAAGGTTTAAACTTATAGGTTTACTATAGGGTGCATATTATAAACTTATAGGTTAATTTCTAGCTCAATAATGAGCTTCATTCAAATAAAAAACCCACACTACTGTTAAATAATGTGGGTTTATTCGGGTAATTATCGAATTACATTAAGAAATTTCACAGGCACCACCAGCACAGGCGGCCTCGCCCATTAGGTTTGTGTTGTCGTTAATTTCTACAATATTTGCGACATTAATCTTACTCAAACCCTTTGACATTTCTAGGTAAGTAGCCTCGTCGGTATCCTCGAATGGAGTCTGTTTGTATGAACCTAAATCTTGTGGCATGAAGGACAGACCATTGTAGTGATTCTGATTCTCCCACAACCATTCTCCAACAATTCCCCATTCATTTGGTTTCATTGTCACACTGGCTGAAACGTTGTGTGTATTCTCACCATAGACGTGCCCAGGTTTAATCCATTTCTCGTGGAGCAACTTCACCCTTTCCAAGAACTGAATTGCGCTCTCAGAGTGACGAGTAATCGAACCCTTTGGAGCAGCGATTGGAACACATACATAAGCCTCAGCAGAAGTGTAGATGCTATCCTCCAACAACTCAGGGTGATTGATTAGCAAGTAAGTGTAAAGTGCCTCACTCTTGCCTACTTTCATTCTGCGAATGTAGTATTCTGAGTGCCAAGGGTGAACACCAGATGAGCATCCTAAAACGATTGATGAAGTTCCTGATGGTTTGATTGTGGTGATACGAGCAGAAGGATTGATTCCAATCTCATCGGCAGTACTTCTATTGACTCTGTAAGCAACTTCAGCAGCCTCAGGCATATCCAAATTAAGAACTGCACCCGATGCAACACCAGTCATACCGATTCCCAATAGGGCTTCTCTTTCAGTTACTTCTTTCCATTCGGGTCTCAGATAATGGAAGTCTGTGTAAGATGCTTGCAATGTTCCGATAAAGGCAGCAGCGGCTGTTCTCTCCTCGAAATCGTGCTGATCTTTCAAGTCAGATGCATTGATCTCCACTAGATTACAGAATTGGAATGAGTTC